CAACGAACTGCCGCTAACGTAGCGAGTATTCCAGCGCCCGTTGGCGGCTGGAATGTGCGTGATTCATTGGCAAATATGTCGCCAACTGATGCGGTGACAATGACCAATTTCTTTCCAACTGTTTCAAGTGTGAACTTGCGCGGTGGGTATAGTAAATGGTCAACAGGTATCACAGGCCAAGTTGATACGGTCATGGCATATGAAACAGGCAGCGTTAGCAAATTGTTTGCCGTTGCTGGTGGTTCAATTTACAACTGCACAACCAAAGGCGCGGTGGGCGCTGCTGACAAAACTGGACTGACTAACAGCCGTTTTGAGCATATTAACGTCACAACACCTGGTGGCAGTTTTCTTTACGCCTGCAATGGTGTGGATGATCCACTTCTTTACAACGGTACAACGTGGCAAAGTGTTAACGCATCTAGCTCGCCAATTGCCATCACTGGTGTAACCACAAACAAGCTGAACAATGTCACGCTGTTTAAAAACCGCGTTTGGTTCATTGAAAAAGAAAGTTTGAAGGCGTGGTATTTGCCGACTAACTCAGTTGGTGGCGCTGCCGAGGTTTTGGACTTGAGTTCAATAGCTCGGATGGGCGGCTATATCGTTTCTGTTAGCGCTTGGACAATTGACGCTGGTTATGGCGTAGACGATAACCTTGTATTTGTGACCTCACAGGGCGAAATTATTGTTTATCGAGGCACAGACCCCGCCTCTGCTAGTACATGGGCTTTAACGGGCATTTGGAAGCTCGGAGCGCCTGTTTCTAGGCGTTGTTTGTACAAGTATGGTGGCGACCTATTGGTTTTAAGTTTGGATGGTTTATTGCCGTTGGCTTCAGCGTTGCAATCGAGCCGACTTGACCCAAGGGTAAATCTGTCAGACAAAATTCAGGGCGCTATCACTGAGGTAACGACAGCCTATCAAAATTCATTTGGGTGGGCATTGCTTTATCACGCCAAAAACAATGCTTTGTGGATCAATGTGCCTGTTGGCCTTGGGGTGCAAGAGCAATTTGTGATGAATACGATCACAAAATCATGGACAAGATTTACAGGATGGGCCGCTAATTGTTGGGAAACATTTAACGACAACCCTTATTTTGGCGGTGATGGCTTTGTTGGCTTGGCTTGGGATGGTTTTGCCGATGATGGCAATGATATCAATGCTGTAGTTTTGCAAGCATTTAACTATTACGAAAGCCGTGGCGTTAAGAAATACTTTACGCGAGCCAGACCGTCCATTTTTACAGATGGATCGCCCACAATCTTGGTTGGCATCAATGTTGATTTCAGTCTATCCGATACCACAGGCACTTTAAACTTCAGCCCATCAAACTATGGCATATGGGGAACGTCACAATGGGACAACTCATTGTGGTCAAGTGGAACAATCATCACAAACAACTGGCAAGGCGTTACTGGCATTGGATATTGTGCGGGTATTCAGCTAAAATCAGCCTCACGGGGCTTGCAAATTGAGTGGGCTTCAACTGATGTTGTTTTCCAACAAGGATGGGCTGGCATATGAACCCAAAAATGGAAAGATTTGCGGATGTTTCAGCCGAAGCCGTGGTGCTTATTGGTAAACATTGGGCAGAACTTTACGGCAACGCTAACCTGAAAAGCGATTTGGGTGGCATGATTGAACTGGAAAAAACAGGCAATTTTGCATACTTCACTTTGCGCACCGAAACAGGTGAATTAGCGGGCCATGCGGGTTTCATGGTGTTCAGATCGCCTTTTTATGGCGAAATGCAAGCGCTAGACGTCTTTTATTACGTCTTGCCAGAGCATCGAGGTGGTTTTGGGATTTGCAAAATGCTGAAATTGGCAGGGCAAATGCTCAAAATCAATGGCGTAAGTCAAATCATGATAAGCCACAAGAAAAATCAAGATTTGACGGTTTTGCTTCAAAGAGCAAACTATGTGCCGTCAGGCGATACATACGAATTTAAGGAATAAACATGGCTTTCTTATGCCCTTCCCCAAGTGCGCCCGCAACGCCTGACTATGCGGCTGCTGCTGCCGCCCAAGGCGCGGCAAACAAAGAAACTGCGATCACCCAGGGTTACTTAAACAACCCAAACATCAATGGCCCATTAGGTGGTCAGACCGTAACATTTGATCCTGTTACCAATCAACCTACTATCACTCAAAATCTGACTCCAACGGCGCAAAATACGTTGGAATCACAGCAACGTGTTCAGCAACAATTGGCAAACCTTGGTGAAACTGGTTTGTCAAAAGCGTCTGGCATTCTTGGATCGGGATTCCAATATTCAGGGCCGCAAACAACTACTTCACTTGCAAATTCAGGGCAAATACAAGGTTCGCCTGATCTATTGGGCATGGGTAGGGCTTATGGTGGATTTACAGGCGATAGGGCTTACGGTAATGTAACTGGCGGTACTGCTTTAGGAGATGTAAAAAGCGGTCAAGCATACGGTTCTGTTAATAATCCACAAGCAATTGCTAATTTCCAAGGCCAACAAGCAACTGGTGGTGTGCAAGGCGTTAATTTGCAACAAGCCATTGGTAATATTGGCAAAATAGATCAAAATCTAAACGCTAATAATTATCTTGCCAATAATCAATTAAATTTGAGTAATATTGCTCAAATGCCTGTTAATGCAGGCACTACAGCACAAGCGGCAATTATGTCGCGTCTTGCGCCTCAATTGGAACGCCAACAAAAAGCAACTGCTCAAAACTTGGCAAACCAAGGTTTAGTGCCTGGCGGTGAGGCATATACCAATGCAATGCGGGATCAAAGTCAACAGCAAAATGATTTGTTGACCCAGGCGGCTTTGCAAGGTATCAGCTTGGATACTGCGGCAAATCAACAGGCCTTCAATCAAGCCTTGGCTGCGGGTCAATTTGGCAATACTGGTATACAGCAAAACTTTGGTAATGCACTGGCGGCTCAACAAGCGCAGAATGCTGCTCAAGGTCAAAACTTTAATCAGCAATTGCAATCAGGTCAATTTGGTAACCAAGCTCAACTTTTGGGTTTTGGCGCAAATTTGCAAAACCAACAAGCACAAAATCAAGCCATTGCTCAAAATTACCAACAAGGCATGGGAACGCAAGCGGCTCAGAATCAAGCCGCTGCACAGAACTTTAGTCAAAACCTAGCTAATCAACAACTTGGTAATCAAGCGACACAACAAAATTTCAACAATGCTTTGGCTGCTCAACAAGCGCAAAACCAAGCAATTGCACAGAATTTTGGTCAGAATGTAACAAGTCAACAACTTGCAAACGCTGCTGTTGGTCAAAACTATCAACAAGGAATGAACACGCAAGCTGCTCAAAATCAAGCCTTGTTGCAAAATCAAAACATTGCATCGCAACAACAACAATTGGCTAATGCTGCTCAACTTCAGCAATACAACCAAAACTTGGGTGCGGGGCAATTTGCCAATCAAGCGGCATTGCAAGAGTTGCAAAAACAATTGACATTGCGTAATCAGCCTTTGAACGAAATCACTGGTTTGATGAGTGGTTCACAGTTGCAGATGCCTCAATTCCAAGGCTACAACCCAACCAATATTGCGCCAGCCCCAATATTTGCGGGTGCGCAGGCTCAAGGCAATGCGGCATTGCAGAATTACGGCATCCAACAATCGGGCGCTAATGCTACAACAAGCGGATTGTTTAACCTTGCGGGTACTCTCATGGCATCTGATCGTAGACTGAAATCAAACATTAAGCGTATTGGCACACACAAACTTGGCATCGGTCTATATGAATACGACATCTTTGGTGGACGTCAACAGGGCGTAATGGCTGATGAAGTTGAGAAAGTCATGCCTGAAGCTGTTTTGATGCACCCAAGCGGTTACAAAATGGTCAATTACAGTTTATTGAACGGGTAAAAACATGGCTAATCAATACGAACAGTTTAATGTTGCTAACCCTTATCAGTTGCAACAACAAGAGTTGGATCGAAGACAGAAAATGGCTGAGATTCTTCAACAGCAAGCATTTGAGCCTGTTCAAGCGGGTTCTTATCAAGGCATTCAAGCCCCAATTAATCCAACGCAAGGCTTGGCTAAAGTGCTTCAAATGTACTTGTCAAACAAAACTCAAGAAGGTTTGAAACAAGAACAAAAAGCCTTGGGTGAGCAATATAAGGCTGATACATCTGCGGATATTCAAAGATTAATTCAAGGTTTGCAAGGTAAAGCGGCAACGCCTGAAGTTAATCAACAA